TCCGTCCCTTCGGTGATGGGCGGACAGCGTGTAGCGTACCGATAGGAGCTGTTGCTACTGATGTCAGATTTCAACGCAATACCTCATGATCTGCGCTCGCGCCCTCAGTGGCTTGTGTGGCGGTTTGAGCCGAATCCGAAGGGCGCGGACAAGAAGCCGCTGAAGGTGCCGTACTACACCAACGGCTCCAAACGATTCGGTACCCAAGGTGACGACAAGGACCGCAAGCGCCTGGTGACGCTCGACAAGGCATTGTCGGTACTCGGCCGCGGGGATAGCCAGTACACAGGGATTGGCTTTGCCTTCCTGCCAGGTGATGGTCTGATCGGCGTCGACATCGACAAGTGCATCGATGCGGAAACAGGCGAGTTCAGCGAACTGGCGCTCAACGCCATTACTGGCTGCAATTCGTACACCGAGTACTCGCCCTCGGGTACTGGCGTGCACATCATCGTCTCCGGCGAGACGGAAACCTTCAAGTCCAATAAGATCGGGTTGGAGGTCTTTTCTGGGCGCCAGTACTTCACGTTCACCGGCCGCCAGTACGCCAACAGTCCCGCCACGGTGAACCCGATTGCGGCTACTGAGTTGGAGCGTCTACGTGTGCTCGTCAAGTCGGCCGGCCCGGTGGCCAGCGGCTCAGGCGCCCCCACGCCCCCCAGCGCGGTGAGCGAACGCGCCCGTTTGGAACAGGCCCTGTCCTTTATCGACTCGGGGGAGCACGATGTTTGGATTCGCGTCGGTATGGGCCTGTTCCACGCGCTGGGCGATAACGGATTTGCTCTGTGGGATTATTGGTCCTCCAAGGCCGCGAACTACGGCGGCTCAGACGAATGCAAGCGTCGCTGGGCATCATTCCAGGGCGGCGTGCGCATCACCGAGGCTACTATCTTCAAGATGGCGATGGACTGCGGCTGGAAGCCACCCCGGTCGATTCTGCCAGCGCCCATCAAGGCCAGTTCCCCCCGCCCCCCTCGCGCGAGCGATACGCCAACACCTACGTTTCAACCGCCCCCCCCTCCCCCCGGAGGGGAGGCGGCGGCGGTATCCAGTTTGGAGGGCGGCGAGCGCCCTCCAAAAGGGGATGAGCTAGGACAAGCGGGGCTGGAGCGCCCCGAACACGAAGTAGCAGAGGGCGTTGAGGTCAGCGACTACGAAGCGGCGATCCACGCGCTGAGCAATGGCGGTCCGGACATCAGCGAGCCGCCGTCGTTCGACGATATCCCCTATGGTGAAAGCGCTTCGCTTTTCCCCGAGGGGGAGGGGGAGGTGGCGCCGAAGGAAAAGCCGAAGAAGGTGTACGGTGCCGACCACTGGCGCCAGGTGGAGGACGTGCTGGACAACTTCGTGCTGATCTACGGCGAAGACTTGGTGTGGGACCGGCGCCAGCGCATGCTGATGAAGCTGTCCGCGATGCGCACCATCGTTCAGAACTCCGATGTGATGAAGTTTTGGTGCGGTCCTGCGCGCAGCTGGGTGTTGAAGAAGAATATCGTGTTTGATCCGACCGAGACGCCAAGCCCTGAGAAAAGCGGCCCCCTGGCAACCCTGAACCTTTTCAGCGGCTGGAAGATGAAGCCGAAGAAGGGCAACTGCCTGAAGATCCAGACCCTGCTGATGCACCTGGTGGATGGCAACTACGAGCTGTACGAGTGGATCGCCCGTTGGATCGCTTATCCGCTTCGCAATCCCGGCGCAAAGATGGAAACTTCGATCATCATGCACGGCGACGAAGGCTCGGGTAAGAACTTCTTCTTCGAAAAGGTAGTCAAGGCGATCTACGGCGAGTACGGCTATGTGATCGGTAATGCGCAGCTTGAGGCCAACTTCAATGACTGGGCCAGCATGAAGCTTTTCATGGTAGCCGACGAGGTGGTGACGCGCGCGGAATTGAAGCAGATGAAGGGCAAGCTGAAGTATCTGATTTCTGGCGACTCGGTCATCATCAATCCGAAGGGCCTGCCGGAACATAGCGAACGCAATCAGATGAACTTCGTGTTCCTGTCGAACGAACTGGTGCCGCTGGCCCTGGATAAGACCGACCGCCGATACCTGGTCATCTGGACGCCGCCGGCACTCGGCCGCGAATTCTACGTCGAGGTTGCGCAGGAGATCGCCGCCGGCGGCATTGAGGCGTTCTACTACCACCTGATGTATGAGCTGGATATGGGTGACTTCAACGAGCACACGAAGCCGATCTACAACGAAGCAAAGGACCGCCTAATCGAGAAGAGCCTGAACCCTGCTGAGCGCTTCTACCGTGAGTGGTCTACTGGCCTGCTGCCATTGCCGTTTCATTCTGTTGGAGTCCGCCAGTTGTACGCAGCTTTCCAGATATGGTGCGGGCGGTCAGGTGAGTCGCGGCATACGTCGGAGACCACGTTCAGCCCACAGGTCGAGCGGTACGCCGGACCTGTGTTGCGCAAGCTGCCGGTCAAATACGAGTTGGGCAGCACGGTAAAGCAGCGGATGGTCTTTTTCATGGGGGAGAGGCCGGAACACAAGGCCACGCTGCGTGACTGGGCGGAGGACACATGCGCGGCGTTTGATGCCGCATTGCAGAAATACCGCCAGCGCGACTATGGCGATGTTGACACTTGACTGGCAACACCAGCGACAACCCTCCACATCGCAAACCCGCATGAATACTAAGTTTGTGGGGAGTGTTGACAGTATGGGCGGTATTTTTGAAGTCCACGCGCACGTATGGCGGCGGGAACAGAATTAAGGCAACAAAAGCGGCGGCGATTTTTTTAGAGAATCTGATTTAGGTATCAATACTGTCAACACAGTCAACAAAGCTAGGAAATATCGGGCTCTCCGATGTGGAGGGTAGTGTTGATGGTGTTGAGGGTGATGAAAATACGGGCAATATTACGAAAGGTTGGACATGGGTGTCGAAATTGAAGTGGATGGTGTCGCCTTCGCTGAGGTGGCCGAGGCAGCGCAGCCTGTTCAGCGCCGTCGCGCGCAGCTGGGCGCCGCCGCAGAGTCGCTAGAGCGTCAGGAATTCATCGCCCGAATGGATAACTGGCGTAAGGTCGTGCATGGCCCAGTGAAGACGGGAGGTGCCTCCCACTATTGCGCTGGTTGGGCAAAGCTGTATGTGCATCTGAGGACCAGCGAAGCACCGCCAGCTGAGGATGTGCGCGATGAGCGAATCAAGCCTTTGAGCCCCCTGGTGTCTGCGAATGAACTGGATGCTTGGCTCGTGGAGGCGGCGTGGCGCACGCTGGGCGATTACAACGAGCGCAAGGCGTTGCAGTGCCTGTACATCCAGCGGTGGCCAGCATCGCAGATTCGTCGCTTCCTGCGTGGCGTGCGTGGACCGCACGTGCCGCTGGTTATTGCGAAGGCCGAGAAAAATTTGCAAAGGGTCTTGAAACGCCTTGGCGACCCAGCTACCATTCGGTCTACAACTTGCCTGCCGGGGTGTCCCGTGCCTATTGTCGAAACTGACGCTTCCTTGATGGAGGCGTAGTTGCGCCAATAGAAACCGGACCCCAAAAGCCCAGCCTAACCCGCTGGGCTTTTTCGTTTACGGCCGCAAGTTGTACCTGTCCTATTGAAAGGATCGCCGCATGAGCATAAGCCGTTCTCGATTCGACCGCCTTATGAGCGGCATGAATTCCACCGCCGTCAAGGTCTATGAGGCCGTCCCAATCGCCGGGCAATGGAGTCTGAACCAGGTCACTGCAGAAATGCGCCGTGCCGGCATCAACGTCGATCCGCGTGCTGTGTTCGGCTGCCTCGGCGCTTTGGTGCGGGCCGGCTTGGTTGTAGAGAGCGAGGCTGGCAGGTTCCAGCGCGAAGCGGTGAAAGCGCCACTGACCAAACCAATTAAATCAAAGGACGAACCGATGACTACCAACAGCAGCCAGCAAGCGAAGAAATCAGTCAACGCCAATGTCATGTCCAAGCTGGACACAATGGATATCCTGGGCGTGCTGGCAACCCGCGCGGCCAACATCTCCAGTATGGTCAAAGAGCTTTCCTCTGACATCAGCGATGCCGCAATCGAAATCCAATCAAGGATTGAGACCAGTGAGGCTGACCTGGTGAAGTTCAAGCAGTTGCAGGCGCTGCTCAAAGGCATCGCGTAATAGTTTCGGCCGTAGCCTAAGCACGGCGGCGTTGGGCGATAACGTAAAGCGCAACCTCATTCAATTACTGGCGCACAGCGCCTCCTGGAGGGCATTCATGTTTGGTCTGCTGAATTCCGTTGTCGGCCTGGGCGCCGATGTAGTGCGCGTCGCAGTTGCGCCTGTTGCCGTTACCGTGAACGTTGCGCACGCTGTCGTGAAGCCAGTTGCTGAGGTGGCTACCGAAGTGGTCAAGGAAGTGAAGAACATCACGGGTTAATCCCGGCTCGAATTCTCAATGGCGAAAGGTGGGTGATCTTGTCTCGATCCGCTCCAAAGCGGGGGATATAGGTTGGTGTTTCGTTTTGGCCCGGCGCGTCCGGGCTCTTTCTATTCGGTGCAGACGTCTGCACGCAAAGGCGCCCATGTTTGACATCTCGATACGTTCGAACATATCGGCTTTGCAGCGTTCTCTTGGCCGTTTCGCAAATGAGCAGCTGCCCTTCGCCACGGCCAAGGCGCTGACCGGGATCGCCAAACGTGTGCAGGATGCGGAGAAGAATGCGATACGCACCATCTTCGACCGCCCAACACCATTCACGGTCAATGCGGTGGCGGTGCGCGGTGCTCGCAAATCGATGCTGGCCGCAACGGTGTACGTGAAGGACATCGCCGCCTCGTACCTTCAGCCGTATGAGGATGGAGGCAACCACAAGATGATCGGCTCTGGCCGCACGTGGTTGAATCCTAAGAACGGTATGCAGCTCAACCAATACGGCAACCTGTCTCGGGCCAGGCTCGCGCAGCTGCGCGCCAGGCCCGACGTCTTCATCGGCAAGGTGAAGACCAAGCGCGGTGAAGTCATCGATGGTGTATGGCAGCGTCCATATATCCGTGACAATCAAAAGCTGCGAGGCATGTCTCGGCGGCATGGCCTGGTCAATGACCAGACCAACACGCGCGGTCGCTTGAAGTTGTTGATCCGCTTCGGCGATCCGATGCCGGTGACGAAGCGGCTCAACTTCATCGAACGAGCGCGGCAGGTAATCGCTGCCAACATCGAGCGTGAGTTCTTCAAGGCCGTCGAAGAGGCGATGCGGACCAGCCGATAGACAGAATTCCTGCCCTGGATATCGAACGGGTCCTTCCTGGGGGTCTTAGTCCCACGGGCACTGCGCGCCCCGATCTTCCGCTACGTCAAAAACTTTTCTAAGGGGGTTATGTGATACAGCTTGAGTCACCGATGAAGCAGAAAGACTTCGGCGACCTGGTTGGAATCAGCCAGCCCGCAGTCAGCGATCTGCTGAAGCGCAATGTACTGAGCCAAGGTGCCGCCGGCGGTATCTGGCTTCACCAGTACTGCGACCACCTGCGTGAGCAGGCCGCAGGCCGGGCCGCCGCGGGCGAACTTGACCTCGCCGCGGAGCGCGCACGCCTGGCCCGCGCCCAGTCAGAGCGGATCGAAATGCAGAACGCGGAGACGCGCCGCGAGAGCGCGCCGGTCGTGCTGTTGGAGATCGCCGTCGCGACGATGGGGCGGAAGGTGGCTGCGGCACTGGAGGCCATTCCAGTCATGATCAAGCGCCGCAGCAAAAATCTAACCGCAGAGGACATCGAGATCATCACCGCCGAAATCACCAGGGCGCGAAACATCGCTGCCTCGGCACAGTTCGACCTGGAGGACCCCGATGGATCTGAGCGAGATTCAGAAAGCGATACGGAGCGGCCTGAAGGCGCTTGAAGCGCCACCGCCAATGCGGCTATCTCAGTGGGCCACAAAACATTTTTATCTCAGTGCGGAATCGTCATACGTCGAGGGCGAATGGCGGGCTTACCCGTTTCAGCCGGCGATCATGGACGCCTTCAGCAATGACGATATCCCCGTTGTCGTTGTAAAGAAGTCTGCCCGTGTCGGATACACCAAGATGCTGGTGGCGCTGATTGCGTACGTTGCGCACCACAAGCGCCGCAACCAGGCTGTGTGGCAACCGACCGATGATGACTCCGACGAGTTCGTCAAGACCGAGCTGGATCCTATGCTGCGTGACGTCAAGGTCATGCGTGAGGTATTCCGGGGTGGCCGTGGCCACGACAAGGGCGACACGCTGAACGGCAAGATGTTCATCGGCTCTCGCCTTTACACCAAAGGCGGTAAGGCGGCGCGAAGCTACCGCCGTATCTCGGTTGACTACGCCATCCTGGACGAGCTGGACGGCTTCGACATCGACATCGAGAAGGAAGGTAGCCCGGACAAGCTGGCCGGCAAGCGCGTAGAAGGCGCAGTCTTCCCCAAAGAGATCATGGGGTCCACGCCGAAGCTGAAAGGCTTCAGCCGCACCGAGACGCGCGAGGAACAGTGCGAGCTGCAGATGCGCTTCAATGTCCCCTGCCCATCCTGCGGTGAATATCACGCCCTGGAGTGGGGCGGCAAGGACAAGCCCTACGGGTTCAAATGGGTGGACCGCAATCCGGCCACGGTCGGGCACTCCTGCCCGCACTGCGGCACGCTGTACACCCAGGCCGACTATCTCGGTGTTTGGCAGCGTGGCCGCTGGATCGCGCAGGACGGCACCTGGATCGATGAGGAATCACGATTCCGCAACGAGGCCGGCATCATCGTCGCGCCGCCGCGCTCGATCGCGTTCTACATCTGGACTGGCTACAGCCCGCAGGCGACCTGGGAGCAGATCGTTCGCGATTACCTGGCCGCTGTCGACAAGGCGCGCGCCGGTGACAGCAGCGAGCTGAAAACCTTCCATAACACCACGCTGGGATGGAGCTGGCAGGAAGAGGTTGAACAGACCGAAACCGAGGTGCTGAAGCAACGCGCGGAAAAGTATGCGCTGCGCACCGTGCCACGCGGCGGCCTTGTGCTCACGTGCGGCGTCGACGTGCAGAGCAACCGCTTCGAGTGCACGACCTGGGCGCATGGGCGGGGTGAGGAAATGTGGCTGGTCGACCACTATGTCATCGACGCCAATCCGGCGGACGAACGTGAGTGGGAGGAAAAGCTCGATCCGTACCTGCAACTGGTGTTTCGGCACGAGGGCGGCCAGTACCTGCCAATCGAGGCGACCGCCATCGACACCGGTGGCCACTTCACGCACCAGGCGTACAACTTCTGCCGCACACGCTCCCGCCGCAAGATTTATGCGGTCAAGGGCGACAGCCGGCAGGGGCAGCCTGTGAAAGGACGCAGCAGCCTGCAGGACGTGAACCATCGCGGCCAGGTAATCAAACGTGGCGTCAAGCTTTGGATGGTCGGAACGGACACGGCCAAGGACTTGATTCACGGTCGCCTGCAGGTTGAGCAGCACGGCCCTGGCTTTGTGCACTTTGGCGCTGGCCTGTCGGATGAATTCTACGAACAGCTTACCGCCGAGGTGCGGGTGCTGCAAAAAACCGCCACGGGGGAGCAATACCGCTGGATCAAGCGCCGGCAGCGCAACGAGGTGCTGGATTGCACCGTGTATGCCGTGTTCGCTGCGCACAGCCTGGACCTGCACCGCTACACCGACAAGATGTGGGACAAGCTCGAAAGCGCGGTCAACCCGCTGATGTCGGACCTGTTCGACCTGCCAGTGCCGGCGCCAGTAAATGTCGCCGAACCGCTGGAGGTTGGCGAGGTGGCCGTGCGCATGAAGGACGCGCTGGAGCGCATTCGCGAGGCGGCGCAGCAAACGCCGGCTGTTCAGGTGACTGGCGCCGGTCCAGCGCCCAAGCGCAGCAGGCTCGCCGGACTACTCAACAAGGGGTAAATCATGATGTTCAATCCAAATCGCGGCCTGCTGGCCGGTGTGCAGACGTCTGCACTGCAAGCGGCGCTGAAGGCCGCGCAGCAGGCCTACATGGACCTCTCGACGGGTGCCAAGGGCGAATCGTACTCCTACACGCAGGGCGATGGCTCCAAGTCGGTCACGTACACGAAGGCGGATCTGCCTGCGCTGTCGGCTTACATTCAGTCGCTGCAGGTGCAGTTGGGCATCGTTCGCCGTCCGCGTCGCGCCATCGTGCCGAGGTTCTGATGGAGGCCGTCGCTATTCTTGACGCATCGGGCAAGCCGATGGTCGCGCGCCGCCCATCAATGCTGCACGGATCGAGCAACGTGCCATATGACGCGGCCGACCGTTCCAGCCAGCACATGGCGTCGTGGACGCCGTTCCTGGGTTCGCCTGACGGCGACCTTAACATGTACCGCGACACTATCGCGGCGCGCATCCGTGACTTGGTGCGCAACGACGGTTGGGCATCTGGCGCCGTGACCCGGCTGCTGGACAACGTGATCGGCGCAGACTTCCGGCCGATCTTCAAGCCGGACTACCAGGCACTGGCTGCACACACCGGCATCAAGGCATTTGACCACGTGTGGGCGGACGAGTTCAGCGAGCAACTGGGCGCGAACTATCGTTCCTGGTCGATGGACGTGGGCCGCTACTGCGACACCCAGCGCAACCAAACGATGCCGCAGATGTTCCGGCTGGCGTTCCGCCATAAGGTCGTTGAAGGCGATGCTCTCGGCATGCTGAACTGGCTGCCGGAACGCGTTGCGCCGGGCCGTGCCCGCTACGCGACGGCCCTGCAGTTGATCGACCCGGACCGGCTCTCCAACCCACAACTCAAGTTCGATACGCAGTACCTGCGCGGCGGCGTGGAAATTGACGACTACGGCGCTGCCGTCGCGTACCACGTGCGCCGTGCACATCAGGGCGACATCTTCTCTGCCGCCAAGTCCATGACCTGGGACCGTGTGCTGCGGGAGACCGAGTGGGGCCGGCCGATCATCGTGCATGACTTCGATCCAGACCGCGCCGGACAGCATCGCGGCGGTGCAGGTGTCTTCGCGCCGGTGATTCAGCGCCTCAAGATGCTGGCCAAGTATGACGGCGCGGAATTGGACTCTGCGCTGATCAATGCGATCTTCGCGGCCTACATCGAGTCCCCCTTTGACCACTCCATGGTCGAAGATGCGCTCGCTGGTGATAATGGCCTGGGGCCGTATCAAACTGACCGGTCCGCGTACCACGACGAAGCCCGATTGCAGCTTAACGGTGCGCGTCTGCCGATCTTGTATCCGGGCGAGAAGATCAATGCTGTGACGGCGACACGCCCGAATCCAAACTTCGGCCAGTTCGAGGCGGCGGTGCTGCGCAATGCGGCGTCCGCTTTGGGCCTGTCCGCCCAGCAGTTGAGCAACAACTGGTCTGACGTGAACTACTCGTCGGCACGCGGCGCGCTGCTGGAGGCGTGGAAAACACTCTCTCGCCGCCGCTACGACTTTGGTATTGGCTTCGGCCAGGCCATCGGCGCTGCGTTCGCGGAGGAGTCGATGGAAGTCGACGACTTGCCGCTGCCGAAAGGCGCACCAGAGTTCCATGAATTTCGCACGGCGTATTCCCGCGCCAAGTGGATGGGGCCTGGCCGTGGCGTTATCGACCCTGTCAAGGAAAGACAGGGCGCGGTTCTTGGCATGGATGCAGGCCTGTCCACGTTGGAAGACGAGGCTGCCGAACTGGGCGGCAACGATTGGCGCGAAACGATTGCCCAGCGCGCCATCGAGATCGCGCGATTCAAAGAACACGGCATCGCATTGCCGCAGTGGGCGCTCGGCCCGAGCGCGGCCGATGCCACTTCAACACCGGAGGCACAATAATGAAATTTCCGTTCCTGGCTCAGCGCCTGTTCAACACGCCGCTGGCGATCACGCAAGGCAAGGCCGAAGTGATCATGGCGGCACTGGCCGAGCGCATGGGCATTGCCCAGATTCAGCGCGGTGCACGGATGATGGAGGACGACGACTATGACTACAACGCGCCGGGCGACAACCCGCGCCTGGGGTACGACGTCGTGGCCGGTGTCGCGATCATCCCGATTGCCGGCACGTTAGTGCAGAAACTGGGCACGCTGCGGCCGTATTCGGGCATGACCGGGTACGACGGCATCCGCCAGAACTTCCTGACCGCCCTGGCCGATCCGAAGGTCAAAGCCATTCTGCTCGACATCGACAGCCCTGGCGGCGAGGTTGCTGGGTGCTTCGACCTGGTCGACACGATCTACAAAGCGCGCGGCAGCAAGCCGATCTGGTCGATCCTGAACGAGTCGGCCTACAGCGCGGCCTACGCCATTGCCAGCGCCGCAGATCGCATCTATGTGCCGCGTACGGGTGGCGTCGGCAGCGTCGGCGTGATCTGGATGCACATGGACTGGTCCAAGGCGCTCGACGCCGCCGGCTTCAAGGTGACGTTCATCACCTACGGTGATCGTAAGGCTGACGGCCATCCGGAAATCCCGCTGGCGCCGGAGGCGCTGGCGCGCTTCCAGGAGCAGATCAACGCCATGGGCGAGCTGTTTGTTGCGACTGCCGCCCGCAATCGGAACATCTCGGTCGACAAAGTCCGGGACACGCAGGCTGTGACCTACATGGGCGAAGCCTGCGTATCGCAGGGGCTGGCAGATGGCGTGATGGCGCCGGACGCGGCATTTCGGGCATTGCTCGCAGAAATCAACTAACCAAGGAAGGATGAAGCATGACTAAACCAGTAAAGAAGCCGGTGGCCTTCTCGTTCGCGCACTTGTTCGGAGTGGGCGCCCGCGCTGAGGACGATCAGGGCGGCAACGACAACAGCCAGGATGATCCGCGCAAGCAGCGTGAGGGCGAGTCCGACGAGGACTACGCCAAGCGCATGGAAGAGCTGGACAAGAAAGAAGCTGATGACGAAGGTAACGACCCTGACGCCGAAAACGACAGCAACGAAAGCGACAAGGAAAAGGCGGCCCGCGCTAAAGAGCGTGCCCGCTGCGCAGCGATTTTCGGTGTCAAGGCTGCAGGTAGCCGCCCTGACGTCGCCGCCCACCTGGCGTTCGCCACCGATATGAGCGCCAGCCAGGCCGTCGGCCTGCTGAATAGCTTCGCTGCAGGTGCTGCTGCGCCTACTCCCAAGCGCCAATCGCTGGGCAGCCGCATGGCAGGCGTCGCCGTGCCGAATGTCGGCGCTTCCGCGCCTGCTGCGCCAGGCGGTGCGGCTAGCGCGGCAGCAAACATGATCCTGGCCGCTGGCCGCGCGCGTCGCGGCGAAGCCTGATTTCCAACCACCACCCTGAAAGGTAAGTATGTCTCTCGCTACGACTTCCATTGGCGACAATCAGCAGTATCCGGGTATCGCCGCCGAGGTATATCTGCCGGACCAGTTGGTCGCCGGTAATCAAAAGATCGTCACCGACACGGTGACTTTAGGCGCCGGCACGCTGCCACGCGGTTCGGTACTGGGCCAGATCACTGCAACCGGCAACTACATCTTGTCGGTAAAGTCCGCGAATGACGGCAGCCAGAACCCGGCTGCGGTACTGGCCGATGCATCCGACGCCAGCGGTGGCGCCGTCCAGTGCGGCGTGTACCTGACCGGCGAACTGAACGGTAACGCCCTGAACTTCGATGCGTCGTGGACGCTGGCGGCGCTGAAGACCGCGTTGCGCCCGCTGGGCATCTTCGTCAAGAACGCTGTTTCGGCAGCCGATCCGTCGTAACCCTAATCTCTGCAGCAACCACGTCCCGCCGAGCGCGGGATTTTTTTTGCTCAAATTCTGGAGAATATGAATGCAAGGTAACACCTTCGTGTATGACACCAACGCGCTGATTCAGGTTGTGCCCAACCTGAAAGTCGCGCAGCAATTCCTGCTGGACCGGTTCTTCGGCACCGAAGTGATCAGCGACACCGAGTTCGTGTCCATCGACGTCGACGTCGGCAAGCGCCGTATGTCGCCGTTTGTCTCGCCCCTGGTGGAGGGCAAGCTGGTCGAGCAGCGCCGCTACCAGACCAACCAGTTCAAGCCTGCCTACATCAAGGACAAGCGCGCGCCGGATCTGCGCAAGCCTGTCCGTCGCATGATCGGCGAACGCATCGGCGGCCAACTGACCGGCGCTCAGCGCGAGGCAGCAAACCTGGAAATGGAACTGACCGACCAACTGGACATGCTGAACCGCCGTCTTGAATGGATGGCTGCATCGGCACTCGTCAGCGGCACCGTGACCATCACCGGCGATGGCTTCCCGACCGTGGTGGTCGACTTCGGCCGCGATCCAACCCTGAGCATCGCGAAGACCGGCACTGGCAAGTGGACGCAAGCAAACATCCAGGCTGGCACGGCGTCGCCATCCAACGATGTGGAAAACTGGGCGCAACAGATGCTGAAGAAGTCGGGCGCGGTAGCCACCGACGTGGTATTCAGCACCAGCGCCTGGCAAAGCTTCAAACTGGACCCGGCGCTGCAGGGTGCGATCATCTATCCGAAGATGTCGGATAGCGGCAACAACATCAATCCTGGTGCGCAGATCAAGCTGGGCGCCCAGTACAAGGGCCGCTGGGGCAGCCTGGATCTGTGGGTCTACAACGACTGGTACGTGGACGACAACAACGTTGAGCAGCCGATGATCCCGGATGGCTCCGTCACCCTGGTGAGCGATCAACTGCAGGGCGTGCGCGCCTTCGGCATGATCGAAGACCCGGAATTCAACTACGAGGCGCTGGCCTATGCGCCCAAGACCTGGGTTGAAAAAGACCCTGCCCAACGCATTCTGCTGATGCAGGCTGCTCCCATCGTCATTCCGTCGCGTACCAACGCCTCGGCTTCCGCACAGGTGCTGTAAATGGCAAAAGCTGAAAAAATCGTCCAGGCCAAAGTGGCCAAACGCAAATCCGTCGACATCGAGGGCAAGCTGTACGGCCCCGGTAGCCTGATTGACCTGCCAATCGGCGAGGCAGAGGATCTGCTTGAAAAGGGGTTCGTCGTCGATCCTGCAGAATCTGCAGCTCCTGCCGAAGGCGCCGCTGGCCCCTCGGTGGAGGAGCAAGAGTGATCGACTGGGATGCGCTGGTGACGTTGCCGGCGGTTGGCGTGTTCGGCGAGCCGGTGATTTACACGCCAGCAGGTGGCACACCATATCCTGATCCGATCATGCTGGTCTACGATGAGGGCAACAAGGACCTCGACTTGGTCGGTGGCATGGGCGTGAATACGTCCAACCCGATCGTTAGCGGCTCGCTGTCTTTGTTCCCGGCGCCGCCAGCACAAGGCGACGCACTGCAGATCGTTCGCACTGGCGAAACGTTCGTCGTCAAGGACGTCGAAGAAGATGGTAAGGGGGCGGTGAAGCTGCCGCTCAACTACGCGGGGTCGGGGCAGTGAGCGGCGGATCGATGCTGGCACGACGCCAGTTGCGCCTGGCCGCCCAGGACGCACTCACCGCAGCGAAGCTGGGGGCGGTCATCGATGCGCCTGGCGACTGGGTGACTCAGCCGGAGAAGATGCCGGCGGTGCTGATGCGTGCAACGCGCGGCAGCAAGGTTCCCATGACGGCTGGCCCGGCCCAGTTCACGACCACTGTGACGGTCGAACTGGAATCGCGCGTGGTTGCTTCCACCGCTCCGGCGGCGCAGGACGCCATCGACGCGCTCGACCAACTGGTCGAGGTGGCACTTTTCACGAACCCTCAGTTCGTGGGAATCACCCAGCGCATCTATGTCGAAACCGAAACCGAGGTAACGGCCGAGGGGCGTAACCACTTCGGCGCAACGAAGTGGGCAATCCGCTGCGAGTGCGTGGATGCGTTTGACCCGATCTGGGATGCTCCGGAAGCGTTGCAGCCGGTCGGCGCGCCGCTGGAAGGCATGGATTTGCACGCCGACCTGGTGAATGTCTACGACGCCACTGGCACCTACCTGTCCGCAGCGTTCCCCGGTGCGGCCGCGCCTGCACCGCGCACTGCAGGACCTGATGGCCGTGATGAAGGCGGCCTCTCTATCAATCTACAACAGTAGGAGATTCTATGTACGTGAAACCCGCGCAGGGTCTCAGCATCCGCGACCCGGACCTGCTGGACCTGCTGCCGGAGTCCGGTCGTCTGGTGCCTGACTCCGATTACTGGCTGCGCCGCGTGCGCGACGAGGATGTGGTGCTGGCCGACCCGCCTTCGGAAGCGACGGAAAGCGCCGTACCGGCTGCCAACGCAGAGGAGCATGAACAATGACCATCGGCTTTAAACAAATCCCTTCCAACATTCGCGTACCGCTGTTCTACGCGGAAACGGACAATTCGCAGGCGAACAGCGCCCAGGCGCCGCAGCGTGCGCTGATCATCGGCCAGATCACTGCGGCCGGCAACGGCGTACCCAACGTGCCACTGATGTCGCAGGGCGTATCGGATGCTGCCTCGGTCGGTGGCCCCGGCTCGATGTTGCACTTGATGACGCAGATATATCGCCTGAACGACTCCTTCGGAGAAGTGTGGTACCTGCCGCTGTCCGATGATCCTGCTGCTGTGGCGGCTACGGGCACCGTCGCCTTCACTGCAGCGGCAACTGCGAACGGCACGCTAAACCTGTATGTCGGCGGCGTCAAGGTCGCAATGCCGGTGCTGAGCACGCAGACGACCGCCGCACTGGCGACCGCGCTGGCGGCAGCAATCAATGCGACGCCGAACCTCCCAGTCTCGGCGACCGCGGCGACCAACAGCGTGACGTTGACGGCGCTGAACAAAGGGCCGTGCGGCAACGACATTGACCTGCGCCTGAACTACCTGGGCACGCGCGGTGGCGAAGTGCTGCCAGTCGGCTTGTCGGCGACGATCACGCAGATGGCGGGCGGCGCTACTGCGCCGAGCCTGGCCAATGCGCTGGCCAACCTGGCGAACCTGGCTTTCGATTTCATCGCGTGTCCGTACACCGACGCGACGAGCTTGAATGCCGTGCAGGCACTGCTGAACGATGCCAATGGCCGCTGGAGCTGGTCGACGCAGCTCTATGGCGGCGCCTTCGCAGCACTTCGCGGTACCGTCGGCAACCTGACCACTGCAGGTGTTCTGCGCAACGACGCGCACACGTCGATCATGGGGTTCTACGATAGTCCGACGCCAAACTGGCTGTGGGCGGCTGCGCTGACCGGTGCGGTAGCGCCAAGCGTGCGTGCCGATCCGGCGACACCGCTGCAGACGCTGGTGATCCAGGGCGTGCTGGCGCCACCCGTGCAGTCGCGCTTCCAACTGACCGACCGCAATACGCTGCTGTTCGACGGTATCTCCACCTTCACGGTGGCGGACGACGGCACCGTGGCCATCGAGAACTTGATCACGACCTACCAGAAGAATGCGGCCGGCAACGCCGACAACAGCTACCTGGAAGTCGAGACGCTGTACACGCTGGCCTACGTGCTGCGCGCGATGAAGACCGTCATCACCAGCAAATATGCGCGGACCAAACTGGCCGCTGACGGTACGCGCTTTGGCCCTGGCGCCAACGTCGTGACGCCCAATCTGATTCGCGCAGATTTGATTGCGCAGTACCGCCAGTTGGAGCAGGACGGCCTGGTGCAGAACGGCGATGCGTTCAAGGCGGGCCTGATCGTGCAGAAGAACGCGCAGAACCCGAACCGCGTGGATGTCCTGTGGCCAGGGGCGCTGATCAACCAGTTCCGCATCTTTGCGTTGCTGGCTCAGTTCCGCCTGCAGTAGTTCTCGCACTCCAGTCAACAGCGCCGCCTTCGGGCGGCATTTTTTTAGGAAAGAGATATGGCAGATACGACCAACCGGCTCGCCGGTACTGCGTTCATCGCAGTGGACGGCACGACCTACATGCTGGCCGGCGACCTGAGCTACAGCCCGTCGGGTGTAACCCGTGAAACGCTGAATGGACAGGACCGCGTGCATGGTTATTCAGAAAAGCCCAAGCAGGGCATGATCAGCGGCACGTTGCGTGACGCAGGTGGTCTGTCGGTCGCGGCATTCAACGCCATGACCAACGTGACCGTGACCCTGGAGCTGGCCAACGGCAAGACGGTCCTGGGCCGAAACATGTGGACCGTGGAGGCCCAGGAGGTGAAGACCGCCGAGGGCACGTTCGAAGTGAAGTTTGAAGGTTTTAGCGTCGAGGAGATTTAAGAATGGAAAGTGTAGACAACCAAGTTGAAGGCGTGGGCGCCACCGTGCTCCTGGTGGATGAAAAGACGATCATCCTGCGCAAGCCGGTGACGCTGGGCAAGACCGCGAAGAGCGACGGTGTGGTGTACAGCACGCTGGACCTGCGTGAGCCGACCGGCGGCGAGCTGGAGAAGGCGTCGAAATCGGCGACCGAAATTGGCGTGGTCCTGAACCTGATTTCGCTGGTCGCGAAGGTGCCGCGCGCTGTAGCCGAGGGCCTGTGCCAGCGCGATCTGAAGGAAGCGTCCGATTTTTTGGGCAGCTTCAGCAAGGACGACCCGGAAACTGGCGAGACGTCCTCGCCGAGCTGACCAAATATTACGGTTGGGGACCGCGTGAGGCATGGTCCCTTACCTGGTCGGAAATGAAGTGGTGGAATCAGCAGGCTGTGCGGATGATCGAGGCAGCGAAAGATGGCAAATAATTTTCAAATTACTATCACGGCGATTGACCGCGCGACTGCAGTTGTCCGCCGGATCAACGCCGGGATGGCGCGTATCACCCAGCCGATCACCAATCTGCGCAGGGCTGCTGGTGCGCTGACCAAAGAGCTGGGCTTCGACAAGGTCGGCTCCGCGATTGGCGGCGTGGTGAAGAGCACCCGCCAGTTGGGCGGCCAACTGATGTCGCTGCTCGGGCCGCTGGCGATCATTGCCGGCGGCGGCACACTCGCAGGAATCGCCGCGCTGGCGACGGAATGGGGACGCATGGGTTCGGAGATATCACGCACCGCGACGATGCTGGACATGGGCGCAGATCGCCTCCAGTCGTTACGCGGGGCTGGGGCTCTGGCTGGCGTGGGTGCGCAGGAACTGACAAGCGGCCTCAAGAGCCTGGGCGATACGATGGAGGACGCGCTGTATGGGCGCAACCAGCAAGCGCTGGTGGTGCTGGACCGCCTCGGCATTGGCATCCACAAAACGAAAGACGGATCAATCGATGCGGCGCGCGGATTCCGCGACCTGGCCGGCGCGATCGCCGCAACGAAGAATGTACAGGTGCAGGGTCTGATTGCCCGCACCTTTGGCCTTGAGGCCGCCTTGCCGCTGCTGCGCAAGGGGCCGCAGGCAATCGAAGAGTACGAGCGCAAGGTAGCGTCGCTTGGTGGAGTCATGAGCGGTGAGGCGCTGGCCGGCGCCGTGAAATTTAAAGAGTCGCTGGGCTATCTGGAGATCGCGACGCAGGGCGTGCGTAATTCTATTGGCGAGAAGCTGATTCCGATCATCGGACCGCTGATCGATCAGATGACGGCTTGGGTGGCCGCCAACCGAGAGCTGATTTCGACCAAGGTGGCAGAGTTCGTCCAGGGCCTTGCGCAATGGATTTCGCAGTTGGACTTCAAGGAGATCGGCAAGGACATCCGCCAGTTTGCCAGCGGCATCGAGTCCCTGGTCGACAAGTTGGGTGGATGGCAAAACGTAGCCGCTGGTGTGGTGATGATGATGAACGCTGGATTGATTGCGGGCGTCATCAACCTTGGGCTGGCCATCGGGGATCTGGCGGCCGTCTCGGTCCCGGCGGTGATTCGGGTCTTTGGTCTCCTGTCGGCGGCGACGGATGCAACGCTGGTGCCAGCGATTGTAAAGGGGCTACGTAACGCAGCGCTGTACACCGCTACGCTGGCGGACATGGCTGCGGGTATCCCGGTTGTCGGATCGCTGCTGGGAGGGCTTTCCGTGGGCTTTGCAAGCGTCAGCGC